TGAACTCTAGCTGGGAATAGTCCCCCTCTAGAATGTAACCACCTTCATGCCTAGAAACAATTGCCTCTCTTGCAGGGAATGTGTTTCCACGCGGCATGTTTTGAAAGTTTGGTCTACTTGACGACAGTCTTCCAGTAGCAGTGACGCACTGATTAAACTGAGGATGAATAAAGCCATTATCATCTTGATACTTCTCCAAGCTATCTACAAAAGTGTTAAGGTACGTCCTTATCATAGAGTACCTCATGTACTTATCCACAAACTCCCTAGCATCACCCTCTAGGTCAAGTCTTATCTGTGTAAGCGTCTCTTTGTCCGTCTTAAACCCACCAGAGGCAGTGTCTTCTGGCCCTCTGGGTACTATTCTAAGTCCAGCAGGTTCTTGAAGATCTTTATACCATATACCCACACCCCTGCATCGACTACACCTCTTTTTGTTCTTGCTTCTCTCCCCTGACTTTATTGTGTAGTAGAAGGAGCCTTCGCCGGTACAGTGGGAGCAGGAGATACCTGATGTTCTGTGTACTACAGGGGCTAGCTCTTTAACAAGCGCATTGAATGCGGGCCTGTGCATTTTAGTCTTATTCTTTTGCTTCTTGGTATTGCCTCTAATCTCGGTACCAATATTAAAAGCACTCTTCCAAGTAGTCTTGTCCGACACCTTTCGGGAGTAAAGCAGGATGCTGCGGTCGTCCGGGCTATCAAGATTAACAGGAGTGTCCCCCATAACCCTCTCAGCGATAGCCATGAGGTCGTTGTACAGGCTGTTGTATTCATTCTGATACTCTAACTTGATCTTAGTAAGCTTCTCATTGGATATTTTAATACCGGCACTCTCAATATCTATAAGAACGTCAAGCATCTCCATCGACAGTTTAAGCACATTTTGCATGGATATCTCCGTAGACTGAGGAAGGTTCATAATCGTCCCACGACATATTAAACTCTGATATCTGCATATCAGCTAATTGTTTTGTTATCCTAACATCATTCATACAGTACTGATTAACTATATGAGGGGGCATACTCTCATAGGATATCTTATTCTTTATATACTCGGACGTTAAGTCAGTACGTTTTTCAGAAAGCCCTCTCCTATCACAACAAACTGCAAGGCTAAGCCCTACCTTAGTACCTCTAG